TATTCCTCCAACAAAGACAGTGCACCTGAAAGTAGGCTCTTATATATGCTCTTTTATCAAATGAGCCGTATGTGTAGGCAGAAAGGAGCAGTTAAACACGACGATAGACTTGATTGTCTAGCTCAGGGTGTTAAATACTTCATAGATGCTCTACATATTAGTGCGTTAGAACAGATAAAAGACAGAAAGAAGGAAGAGTTTGCAAATATGCTAGCAGACTTCTTAGACAATCCAGAAGCCAGTGCTAATCACTTGGTCTTAGGTATGTCTCTAGAGCAGCGAGAAGAGGCTAGAGGGCACGAGACTGGGAACGCAGTACCTAACTGGCGTTAAGTCGATCCCTCACGTATACAGGGGAGGAGAAGGGTGGACTCAGCCCCTATGAGGGAGACTAACATCTCCCTCTACACTATTACCGGTTATCATATGATTTGATAACTCTTAATATACTACTACTAACTAACTATCATGAACTATATACAGAAATATATAGCAGCACTAAAGCTAAACAGATGGCCAATGATAGACTACGTACAACAAGCTGAACAGGAACAACAAGAGAAAGTCAACCGACTCTACCCTAAAAAATGACATAATTTTGTCTGACCAATATACGAGGTACGCTGGTCGCAGATTCCCCCTTGACACTTTGTTATAATACAGAGATCGAGTCTCATTGAGTCCGACGATTCTCTTGAGTCTCAGAGCAACAAGGATGTACACATGTGTCTACGGGTAAGACCTGTCAAGTGCGGGCTGCCGTTCACACTCATACCGCAACATGGACGCATTATGAGACTACAATGAGTGACGATCTGTTGGCATCTCAGTTGTATCAGTATCATATCATTCTTAGTCTAAGACTCACAATCATATGCGTCTCAAATAAGATGTGTGGTACAGCTCAAATCTCAACACAATCTCAGATTGGACTGCTATAATAAGTACATAAGAGATAAAAGGAGATTCCAAACATGACAAACATTGAGACACAAGCTAAGACAGCCTTCGGTAAGACATTACATTATGTAACAGATCCAGTATATGCTGATGCTCTCACTAGACTCACAGGTAAGAAAACAATTAATGATTTAGATATTATTAATTTACAAATGTTAGGATTACAAGTTAATGGTGTTAATGCTATTGCACAATTAGAATTAGCTGTTTAATTATTATTAATTATTATTATGATTCATTCAGTTAATTATTATCGTCAACTTTATAATTCTATTAAACAATTAGAAGATAATTGTAAAGAAATTAATTATCAAGTATTACCAAGTACTATTAATTATAAACGTAAATCAAAATTTATAAAAAGTAATAGTAATACAAATAAGATGCATAAGAAAGTAGGTTGAGTCCAGTATGATTCTCATAAGACTCACAATCACACTCATCTCATGCGACTCATTATACTCATTATTCTTATCTGAGATTCCACACTTCTCATGACAGTCTCAAGATAAGATGCTATAATAACTATATACAGACAAATTTACACATCACCACAATCACACACGGACGCAACCATGACAGAACAAGAAGGTAGCCTATTACAGGACGCAATCGACCATGACATTGCCAATGGTGTACTTAGACCTAAGCACAGCACGTATGACATCTACTTCGAGATCGACTGCGACTGCGAGGAACTACTCGACGCTATCGGGCTAGACTACACACAATGCAAGGACGACGACACACAGAACGAGGTGCTTATCTCGTTAACACCAGAGGAAGCTACGGACGTACTCGATCAATCAGTATTGTCTATGACTAACGAGCAGACACTTGCAGCTGCTGTACTCAACCACGAACTCAGCGAGTACACAACCAAAGCTACAATTTACACACCATCAGGAGACGAGATAAGATTTAAGTAAAAATACTCTTGACTTATCTTTTAATTTTAGCTATAATATAATTAGGAGGACAAAATGTTAACTATATCAATACTTATCGGTTTACTACTCTTTACACCACAAGAGTTCTTAAACTTATACAACTATCAATCACAAGAGGTCGCAGTATGCTACAC